CTTTTAATAAAGGTTTTAGCATTTGATGTACTTTATCAAAACCATGTGATTTCATGGCATCTGATACGTCTTTGCATATAGTTGGTACAAATCCATAAATATTATATGTTTTTGCATACATATCTACAGCATGTTTACCTGCTTCATCATTATCAAAAAGAGTTATTATTTTTTTGTACTTCTTCTTTAGGTGCTCTATTATATGAGGTTTAATCATAGTGTTCTCTGAGTCAGGACTAATAACTTCTATGTTATAACCCATGCTCTTCAAGCACATAGCATCCTTAAGTGAGGAACAAATAACTAAATAAGGCTGATCAAATTTAAGTTGATCTTTACCTTGCAAATATGACTTGGCTTTATAAAATTTATACTTCTTACTAAAAGGTTGGTACATCTTATAAACTTCATCATTTTTATCAAAGTATCCATAACACCACTTACTACCAATAGTAAGTTTGTTTACTTCTTCTGACCCTTCTTTAATTAAATTATAATAATCAATAGGCTTAACGTTATACTCATCTAGCATTGTTTTACCAATTCTAAATGATAACCAAAACTTTCTATCTTCTGTGGTCCAACCTCTTTCTTTTATGAAATCAATTTTCCACTTAGACTGTGCTTTAAACTTTGGTTGTACATATTCTGATGACCTAACATATTTATTATAGTCACTTACCATCCTTGTCATGGCTCCGTGGTATTCAAGATTAAATACAAGTTTAATTAGGTCTACTTTATTACCACTTTTTCCTGTTGAAAAGTCTTTGAACTTATACTGCATAATAGATTTATCTACATATATGCAAAAGCTAGGTGTTCTTTCATTAGGATTAAATATAGATTTAATCTTAATATCTTGACCAGTAAGCTGTTCAGGAAGATCTAAGTAATATTGAAATACCCAAGTGCTTGGTACATCTTGTCCTTCTCCTACAATGTTTTTAGTGTTAAACATAAAATCAAAGATATTAAAAAGAAATGGGCCCAGCAATATACTGAGCCCACTCTTTCTAATTGGAGATATTAAAGTTCAAAGTCAGATCCTGCAGTAGGAGCTGGCTCAAAGTTATTAGCAGGTGCAGATTCTTTCTTTACCATAGCACGGAAATGATTAGTATCATTCTTGTCAAATGTGATAAGATTAGAATTTTCAGCATCTACTTCTTCTAGAGGTACACCCATTCTATTCCTTTTAGGTAAGAATAAATCATTATTTACATAACCTTCTTTGTTTTCCCATTCACGTGCACCCAAGCATGCATTTACATAACCTGTTTGAGAACAAATCTTTGCAGCCTTAATCATAAAGTCTTCAATAGTATTTGCTTCAATAGCATCAAGTTCATTTCTTTTACCTACAACTTCAGATAAGAAAACCATAGCTTTTAATACTTCAGTATCACGGCTAATTTCATTACCATTGTTTAGAGTAGCATCCTTGAATGGATACGGTGAGAATCTAACTCTACCTACCTGACCCGCATAACGTGGTCCATTTGGCTCATTAACATCCTTTAAGAATCCATTAAATTCACCTACAATAGGCTCACTTTCTACATGCAATGTAATATTGTATGCATCCATATCATATGGTGTTTGATCAAATGTAATTGAGTTGATCAATACTTTTTGATTTCCTGTTCCAATAACTGGTTTTGTTCCACCTGATCCGGCAGACATGTCTTTAGTACTTAACATAATTTTTGATTTTAATTATTAATTTATTTGTTGTATTCTTCAATACAACTGGTTACAAATTGTAGGTCATTGGCAATAAACTTATCATCAAACATACCCATTGGTGATTTACATGTGTTCTCTCCGTTGTTTTGAGTTTCAAAACCATAGATAAGTTCACCATCATCATTTTTATTTACTTTTCCAAATAAAACAATAGAGAATAGGCCTTCCAAAGTTAAAGTGTTGTCAATCATTTTACCAACAGTTTTAGCTTTAATTTTTCTATTTCCATTTATATCAGTTGAATCTTCTGAGTGAGTTAAGAAAATAATAGTCAAGTCTTCTCTTAGATCTTTAGGCAACTTAGCAACCTGTGCTAGGTTAGCTGCAATCTGAGTAAACTTTTCATATCCTTTTTCATTAGCTCTATCAAAGTATTCAAAAGAACTCATATATTGCCAGTCATCAACTACAATAGTTTTGATGTGGCCCATTTTGTCATTTACATGACGCATTGCCTTAATAATACCTGGTGCTGTAGCAGCTGAGGTAAGATTACCTTTAGGATTGTCTTTGGTTATCTGAGTATACTTACTCTTCCAACCCTTAAAAGGTAGAGGTTTATTTGCTATATTTATAATGAAAGTCTCTTTGGGGTCTAATGTTCTGATTGAGGTAGACTTTCCTGTTCCTGAATCAGCAATTACTAATACGCTGTTTGCCATGTTTACTTGATTAATTTATTGATTACTTTAGTTAATGTTATTAATGTTTGATTGATATCTTCAAGTTTATCAACTAGATCTGTACTTGTACCTGCATCAGGATTAGGTAGATCAAATAATGTTTTACCTATGTCTGCTACAAATTTAGGTTCTTCTATTACAGAACCATTTCTAGAAGTTATATCATTGATAACTTTTAATTCACTTACAGGTATAAGATGTCTTTGAAATCCAGAGCTAGATGTAACTAATTCATATTCTGATTTCCAATGTGGATTTGCTCTGTGCAAATATAATGTTCTTTTTGGATCTTCAGAATCATAGTCAATACTTACAAACTCAGTATAAATATCTTTATCTTTCTCTAGTTCACTAGGAAAGAATGATACATGCAATTCATCTTTACCTTTAGGCCTATAGGCCATCTTTGGTATATACAGTGCATTTAGATTACCACTTGTTTGGAAATAATCTTCATGCTCTTCTTTTAATTTATTTACTTTTTGTTTACGTTCTTCAGGAGTTAATCCCATAATTTCTGTATTTAGTTTTTTAGTGCTTATCATCTGCGTTCTTGTTGTCCAGGAGTAGGCATTTCTGCAATCTGCATCTTTTCAAATTCTGCTTTGAAAAAACTCATTCTTGCATCACCATTTCTGGCTTTTAAGAAATGTAATACCAACGTCCTATCATTTTCTATAATGTATCTATCAGGTCCATAGAACCTAATCTTCTGCTTAGCTGGCCGGTTAATACCAATCAACATATCTGCATGCTGTAACATTGCATCTGAACCAAATATATCTGACTCAAGTATATAGTTACCGTACTTACCATCTATAGCTCTCTCAGGATTATCAATATTTCTATTGAGTTGAGATAGTGCAATAAACAAACAAGGGTAATCACGTTTACATTGTGTAAAAAATTCACCTAACTCAAATAACATATCTAATGTATTATTTTGATAAGGTGCTCTTTTAACAAGCATAGTGTGATCCAATGTTATTATAGTTTTTTTACCTTGATGTTTTGTCATGTACTGATCTACTTGTTCACGCATCTGATTAACAGTCAAAGGTGTTGATATAATATCTACTGGATACTTTACTCTTTCTTTTGCATATTGATGACAGCTGTTTAATGTTTCTGTACTTAAAACAGAACCTGCACTACATAATTCTTTATAAGTCTTACCTGTTATAGAACTAAACTCTCTAATGGCTGATGTTCTACCAACCATCTCAAATTGAAATTCTAATACTCTGAAATCATCATTAGGATTAAGCATAAAAGACTCACGTATAATCTGATCTTTAATCAGAGTTTTACCTGAGCCAGGTCTTCCACCAATAACAGTCAGGGTATTCCATTCTAGTCCATCAGTAGCTGCATCATTAAACTTAGGCCAGGGAGTGTAAATTGATTTCTCATCTCCTGTTGACCTAGCGTACATATATTTTAGTGCATCATTGAAGGCTGTGTATTGGCCCACCCATGCTGGTGTTGGTTTACTCATACTACGGTTTCTTTAAAGTGTTCATCTTCTGTACTTACTCCTTCTACTATCATATCACAGTAATCTGCTAATGTAGAATGCTTTACTCTGTGTTTATCTTGCTTGCATATAAAGTACTGACTGGTTTGCATATACATATAATCTGCATCCCTGTACTCATTAACATACATTCTAGTTGCTTTATGCACTTCTTCCCATGTATGATCATATGTTTCAAAGAACCATCTAAATGCTTCTCCTAAAGCTTTGACATTATTTCTTGCAGGTTTACCGCTTGGTAATTTTCTAGCAGGAAATACTTCTCTATAATCATTTATCTTTTCTACAAAGTCTTTACCCATTAATTGGATATCAGTTTTCTTCTTAGCTTTGATAAAATAACTGTCTAGAGTTCCACATATAGCTAAAGCTTGTGGTGTCATAGTATACTGGCCTTCATTTAATTCTAAAAAGCCTTTTCTTACCAATGCATCTCTATCCTTTGATACTACCTCTGGTAAGGAGATTTTTTGCTTCATACCAAATAGGATCAAGCTCTGGTTTGGTGTCAGGTTTGCTTTCAGTATCTTTTGGAATAGTTCCCACATAATCTTCTAATTGTTTTAAAGTGTTATCATAAGCATGCATAACTGTTTTATCATTGCTGAAAAACCCATTCTCAACCATTTTACATGAATTGATAATAGTGGCATGATTACGTTTAAGAAATTTTCCTATACTTGTTTTACTATGACCTTCTTTGTGGGCCAAGTAAGACATTACTTGTACATATACAAGATAATCTCTGAATCTAGTTCTATTTTGTAAAGTTTTAATTTTACTAAATCTAGGTTGGTCTTCATGTAATGCATTTAAAGCAGCATCATGAAATATATCTAACGGTACTTTTTTATTCTTTTCTTGGGGAGTGTAAATATACAATTTTACTCCGTAAGTTTCATAAAAAGTCTTCTTAAAATCAGATATCTCTATCTTCTGGTTAAGCTCCTGGTTAGTAGTCATTTAAGTTATATTTTAAGGTTATCAAAGGTAATAAAATCTACCATTCTATGCAAGTTTCACCTTGCTTTTCTAGTTCTAGATTGGCTTTCTTAAATACGTCATTACAGTCCCATTCACCACCTCTATATGCGGCAGATGCAGGGTGTGCACATTTAAGTATTTTACAGTTAGGAAGTAAAGTTTGCCAAGCTTCAGCTTTTTTACCCATTAATATAAAAACAGTGTTTTTGTTATGTCTATTAATGTTTTCAAAAATGTATTCTGTAAAGTTTTTCCATATAGCATAATGAGATCCTATTTTATTTATCTCACAAGTAAATGCTGTATTAATTAATAGTACACCCTGGTTAGACCAACGTCTTAAATCATTATTATAATCTTCATATTCTCCATAAAGAGCTTTAAAGATATATTGTAATGACTTTTCTGTTTTGCCTTTCCTACTACAACTAAATGCAATTCCGTCAGCTACACCTAGCTGAGGATACGGGTCTTGTCCTACTATAACAACTTTCATTTTATCATAAGGGCATTCATGAAATCCATTAAATACATCTTTAAACTTAGGTGTAAAACGTTTACCGTTTTCTACATGTTCTATTAGTGTATTCATTATATGATCAAAGCTTAAACCATTTACATATGGTGAGAGCATACGGTCCCAGCCGCTTTCTTCTAATTTATTATTTAAATTATCTCTTAAGATATTTATGTCTATTTCCATTTTTATTATTAATTTATAGTATATTTGTTTATTAAATCTATTATTATGGCAGGAGAAAAACTTTTAACTTATGATCAGTGGGATTATAAAGATGTAGTCAAAAACCTTGAATTATCTACAGTATATATTGTTTCATTACAAAACATTATTACTGATATGATACACAGTGCTGATAGAGTTAGCACTGTAGGTAAAACTTTTAAAAAGTTTGACAAAATTACTGAGCAACACGAAAAAGGAACTAATCCAATGGAAGGTGTAAATCTAGATAATTGGGAAAAACAAATTTATACTCTTTTTTCAATGCTACAAACAATAAAGGTAGCAGCATATGATCAAAAGCTAAACAAACCTACCAAAACAACTGCAACTAATGAGGATCTTAAAGAAGCCACTAGGCTAATGATGGAAGGCAGTGAAGAAGCGCAAGTAAAGCTAGAAGAAATTCAAAAAAGAATAACTCTAGCGTAATTGCATACCATTAAAATCTCCTATTTCTATACAAGATTGTATAGCTAAATTTAATTCATCTTTATCACAGTCTGCAAATGACTTACAGTATTTTTGCTTGTCTATTACGAAACTTAATCCTGAAGCTCTTTTCACTTCAATTTTGGCTTCTTCAAAGGTGTAACCAATTTCTTGTGCTATTTCTCTAATCATTGCATGAAGACGTGCTAGTTGTGGGTTACTACCCTTAGCACCACTTACACCAATAAAGATCTCCAGTTTAGATCCTTCTTCAAGTTGTTCAAAGAATTTTCTATACTTGGTTCCTATAGCTTTAATAGGAAAATGTAATTGACCATCCTTAACTGATGCTTTTATATATAAGTTATCTTTCATATTATATTATATATACTTACAACTCCTAAACTTAATATTCCTATTATTATTATCCAAAAACAACCTTTGTAAACCTTTTCCATTTTTTCAGGTGATCTTCCTTGGTTGCTTCTATACTGTCTTTCTTTATTAATTTGTTTCATCTTGATTGTTTTTTAGTGGAACAAATGATAAATAATCAGGATCATGAGGGTCTACTTCTACTCCGTAGACACTTACCCATCTGCCTTCATCAAATATATATCTTCTTCCGTTAACTGTTTTTGTTTGTGGTTCATTATTGTTCATGATGTTCTAATATTTTTTCTTCTATATCTTCTTCTAGTAAATCTTGTATGTCTACTCTAACTTCTAGACCATTTTTGTCTAGTGCTATATACCATACATGCATTATTTGAGCTGTTGGTCCATAACCAGGAGTTCCTGGATCACCATTAGAATCATACCATTGATCAGGTTCCCCTTCATAATAGTTATATTCTACTTCTACTGTCTCACCTGTGTTTGTAATATATTCTCTTTCCATTACAAAAATCTTAGTGCTGAGCCAACATAAACAAACTCTTGGGCACACTCAGTGCACTTGGCGTTTGATTCATTACGTAATAATGATGGCATGTTACAGTTTGGACAAGGTGTTTCACCTTCTTCTATATATTCTTCAATTGCTTTTCTAGCATAGCTGTGTATCATAGAGTCATGAACACCTTTATAAAAAGTGTTATCAGCCTCCATTTCATTTTGTTGCTCTATAAAGAGCTCTTTCATTCTTCCCATAATGTTATTTTTTTAGTGGATTATAATAAGTAATTTTTGTTTGATCAAATCCTTTAACTGCATCACCTACCCATTTCTCATCTTGTGTACCTTTGTACATAAGTATATGACACGTAGCTGTCTCAGTTGGATTTAACCTGAGTAATCTTCCTATTCTTTGTGCTGTTTTTCTTTCATTACCATATGCATGCATAATAATACCAGCTTTTAAGTTTGGTATACTAACACCTTCTGATAATTGTAACACACAAGATAATTTATCTATCCTGTTATCAGAGAATAACTCAAGGTTCTCCTCTGACTTAGGATTTTTAGAATGATAACTATGCTTGCATATTCTGTCTGCTTGTTTTTGGGTATTAGCAAATACAATACATTTAGTACTGACATTACTGAGTATACCTTTAACATAACTCTCTTTACTTGCATAATCCATTAGAGCTCTCATCCGCATAATTCTTCCAAACTGTATTTGTTTTTCAGTGTTAGCTTCTGCTAGTCTATTGGTAACATAGTCATAATCCTTCTTTTCTGATGTATACCAGAAACCACCTGCCTTGTTTTTCTTCTTTAAAGAAGGTAACTTAGACAATTCCAACTCATGTATAACAATCTTGTAATCATTTAAGATGTTAGAGTTAGTTGCATCATCCGTTGTAAATGTAAATTTAATTGGACAATACTTATTTACCATCATACCTTTCTCAGTATTAAGGCCTTTTGGTGGTGTACCTGTCAATCCTAATATTCTTCCATAAAATCTATGCAAAAATAATTCATGAGAATACTTAAGTGAGTGACACTCATCTAAATATAATATGCTATAGTCTTGAGGTTCTTGTTTTTTAAGTGATAAATAGGTTGTAAAATCTATATGATCTATCAAATTTGTTAGATTCATTTTATCTAGTTCATCAAGCCATGCTTGTTTAACTGATAACTTTGGTACTACTACTAGTACTTTGATTAACGGGTCATAGTATTTCTGAAGGTGTTGTATTGCTATTCTAGTTTTACCTACACCCATGGATATACCCAAACCACATCTTTTATGTTGTTCTGTTATTGTTAATGCATCTGACTGAACTATCTCTCTATTGGAAATAGTCTCAGGAGTATTGTTTGCCATAATATTATTGTTATTGATAAAATAATTGTCCAAGCTACTATCTTAAGTAACCTATCTTTGTGATTTTGTTTCATAAAATTGTTTTTAAAGGTGGACCCTATAGGACTTGAACCTATGACCTAATCATTATGAGTGATTTGCTCTAACCAACTGAGCTAAGAGTCCTGGAGTGATCCCACTAGGATTTGAACCTAGAACCTACACCTTAGAAGGGTGTTGCTCTATCCAGTTGAGCTATGGGACCATATTACTATGATCTTGAGCCTGAAAATCCTAATTCATAAGATTCTTCTGGATGTTCTTCTATCCACATGTGACAGTTTCTACAAACTGGTAACCATGTTGATGTATCTAAGTGATATATACCACGACCATGTTTATGATGTACATCAGTAGCCTGCACAGAACACTTATGGATCTTTGCATGACATACAGGTTTGTCTGTTAAATACTGCCTACGCAATTTGCTATAAGCAGTATTTATTTTAGACATTTTACTTGAGACTTTTTTAATTCTCATTTGGTTTAATTGTAAAATAATTATTAGGTAACAACCCTACAGACATAAATTTAAGTATAATATCTTCATAAGATATACCTAAGTCTTTAAATGTCATAGTGTTCTGGTAATCATCTAAGGTTTCATTAGCCGGAATATCAGCTATAAATAAAGCTAATGGGCTATTTGGAAACGTCCTTCTAAGATAAGTATTTATTCTTTTATTACAAAGAGTTTGTTTCCATGCATTGATTTCTCTTTGCCCACGCTTCCAAACTTTAGAAATGCGTCTTTTCTTATCCCAGTGTAGTTTAGTAACTTCTTCAGGTTTATAAACATTAAGGCCATGCAACACACGTTTAAATAAAAAATGTTGATATGGATTAAGTTTAATATACTCAAAAGAGTTAATGATTGATGGTGGATGTAATTGATATTCATCCAACAATCCTAAGTATTGATAGCGCTCAATACGCTTACTTAATAGATCTTGTTTTTCATTGAGTTTTAGTTTTGAAATTTGTTCATTAGATAGCATACTTGTTTGATTTTAGTTATGAAATTTAGTAAGAGAGATGTTATTTAGGCTGAGGTTTTTACACCCCAGCCTTATAACAATTTAATTATAGGTCAAAAGTTTCAGCTTCTTCTTCAAGAACTTCATCTTCTGTTTCTACTTCATCAACTACTTCTTCATCTACTATCTCATCTTCTACTTCTTTGAGACCAAACGCTTCTGCAGTTGTTGCATTTTTAACTTTAGATTTCTTTACTAAGTTAAAAGCTGTTTCATTTGCTGCACGGATTGCATCACCATTATTGTGATCTAATAGAACATCCTCTCTTGTTTGATCAAGGGTATACTCTGTTTTCCTATAAATAGGTTGTCCGTCTTGACAGCATATGATACCGGTATTACCAGCATATTTTAAATCTCTATCAGGGTCAGATGAATTAAATGGTTCAAATGATTCAACTACAACAATTTTACCTGGTATTGTTTTACCTAATTGTTTAGCGTACTCTGTTAATACATCAGTGTTACCTAATATAAGAGTTGATAGATTTCTTGGCTTTAACCAGCCACCTTTTCCAATTGTGGTACTTTTGTACCCTAATGTAATGTACCCATACTCTGGATTGTTTTTGCTTAAGCGTACAACATTACCCATGTCATCAGCTAGTACTTCTACTTGATTTTGCATTTTTAATAAAATTTAATGATTAATAAAATAATTGTTTTTGATGATTAACTATCATCTGAGTGAAAATACGGGTCTTCTAGTTTTTCATAAGCTTCAATTTCATCTAGTGCTGGTTCATACTCTTCAACATCTTCTGTTGAGTCATCTGATTCAGCTTTTCCAGAGTTTTTTGCAAACTTATTATACCATGGATCACCCACTTCCTTTGTATATGCAGAGCTAAGGCCATTAAGATCATTGTACTCTTCATCAGAGAGAGAAAGGTACTGTTCTAGAGAACATTCTATTATGCGGCCATTAGGAAGTTGTATTATCATTATCTTATTAAATGTTTATCAAAGATAATAATATAACTTAACCTGTGTCAGAAATATAAAATGTATTTGGACTTAACTCAAAAATAAAAAGCATAAATATAGCTAACGCACTATAATATTGTTAGTTTATGACCTACCCTTTTTATGTATTTATGTAATTTCAGCTCTTTTATCCATCTTTTAACAGATGTTTGACTTGAGCCACAGTCATCTGCTAGCGTACTTATAGACGGCCAGCAAATTCTATTCTTATTAGCATAACAGCATAATATACTGTATAGACCCTTAGCTTGTATTGACAATTCAGGATCAGTACAGACAATATGCTTAACTATACCAAATCTATCTAATTTCTTCAACGTGATTTTTAAGTATGATCAGCATGGCCCTATTGGTATCAGGCTCATTCTCTAGATCTTTCTCTCTAAAAGCATATTTGTCTTGCATATACTTACCGAAAGGAATATTCTTCCCTCCAGCTTTTTTAAGAGATTCATCCATCTCACCCCATGATTTTTGTTCTGAGTGTAATAACTCCATTGATATCTTAGCCATTGTCTTCTAATTTTAATTCAGTTTGATATTCTTCTTTAAGAAAGGGTATAAACCTCCTGTTTATATATGTAGCATGCAAAGGACTTACTTGAGCTTCAACATGTTTACACGTTTTGTGCTCATCATGATACATCAAGTTAACTTTTAAGTGACTATGAAACGGATTATATGGATCACTGCCCCAAGATGTGTCATCTATAACACGTGCATATACATAATATGGACTATGTTTATCTCCTTTACCCAAAAGACCCATGTCTTCTAGAATATCTATTTCAAATTCACTACCCTCATGGTACTTTGGTGGTATCATTTTTACATAATCACCAATCTTAGTAGGTATAAATGTTTTATCAGTTAACATAAGATGAACTACAGATTCTAAAGCAGACTCTGAAAGCTCTCTATGTAGTATATCTTTTATTGAAGATAAGTTCTTTTGCTGTCTTACAGCACGCTTATCAAATAGGTTTTCTAAGATACCCTCAAGTATCTCTCCTTGTACGTTATATTGTTTTGCCATTGATTTTATATTATAATCATAGACTACACTGCAAACAAGTATGAAATGTAACAGTAATAGTCTATGATCTGATTAGGGACACAGCCTAACTACACTAGTGTTATTATAATATATAATTACTGGTGTTGTTAGTGGTCCGTATATGGTACTTTTATTTTCTTCTTTGGAATATTATTGTCAATAATGGTAAATCTAACTCCCAATGGAAGTTGATCTTTCTCATGTATATACCGAAGCCAGTATTCCACTGACATTTCATTTTAGGTAAAAGATGAGTTGTTTTCATGTTTATAAGCCAGAAAACTGCATTAAAGAATGATATAATCCAAAAAGCAAACATAACGCCTACGCTTTCTGTTGATATTGTTCCATCACTAGCTAAAACTTCTATGAATACATAGGTTACAGATAGTGGAATGATAATTACGTAAAGTAATTTGATAAGATACTTTGAAATTTGTTTCATGATTTAGTTATTTTTTTAATTAATATAAAGTTATTGTGTCTTGATTATTATAGCTGTCATTCATATCATGAGGATAGAGATAAAATCTACCATCACCAAGAGGTGAATTAGCATCATTGAAGTGTACTGTTGCATTATCTATGTAAAATAACGTGCTTATTACAACTGCGTCAGGATTACTTACTAAACTTGTGTCCATGCAGTAAATAGTAAACTCATCCTCATTGTCACATTCTATACAAACAAGTTGCCAAGCATTATAACTAGCAATAAGTTTATCAGTTGCATTTACACCGTTACTGTCAGTAGACTCATACATAAAGTATGTCCATTGCAGTAATCCATTTGTATTTATGCCTTTAACAGCATATATTTCATAGGATGTATTACCAGGTGGTCTAAGTTGTTCAAGTTCTTCTTTTTGACAAGAAGTAAATGATAGAACAACACATAAGGATAAGATTAATTGTTTCATGATAGATAATTTATTTGGTTAGTATTTATTTTAATTGGTTGATGAGAGTATTTACGATACTTTCTCATCTTCTTACAACCACGGGATGATCCACATGATTGAAGTATTGGTCCTCCTATAAAGAGGAATAGCATAAGGTAAAGGAATTTCTTTTTCATAATTGTTTTGTTATATAATATCTCCTAAGTGAGGATCATTATAGTTATTTAATCCATTTGACGAATTACCCTCAAGGGCATCCTGATATTTATCTAAGCTCATTGCCCATTCAGCATCAACTTTGTTTATGAAGTAATCTGACTCACGACTATAAGGCATACCATTCTCTGTACGACCTATGTAATAACCAGCTGCTGACTTGAGTACTTGTAACTCTGAAATTTTGCTTGACATAATATTTAGTATTTAAGGTGAATAAAAATAAAGAGCTTGGTTACCTCTTAACGACCGTTTACCCGGTTGACGGTTGACTGTTACATGTTCCACAGACAAGTCAAATACTCCATTTCCAGTTGTCAAACCTTACAGCCATATGACCTAAAGAGTACGAAGATAAGCTGACAAACTACTCCTCTTGGTGTACAAAGTGACACCCAACACTCCCGCTGCCACGGGTTTTATCTTAAATACGAGTATAGTAATCTCTTCCTACTATAGTTGCAGGTAACCATCCAAATATAACTGACATACCTAAAGTGGCACCATGCTTAAAGCATTCTTTAAATGTCCAAGTATCTTCTAGATACCATGTAATTGTATTGAATAAGAGTACTGTGGTAATAAACACACATATACTCAGTAACATAGTTTTAGTATTTCTCATAACGATTTAGTAATTAAATTAAAGTCTATATAATGGTTCTCCCATATCCATATCATTTATCATTTCTTCTTGGAAGCTACGATCAATGTTGGTCATCAGTATTTGTTGTTTTTGGCTGTAATATTTATATACCTCCATAAACTCTTCTACATTCATATCTCCTGCCTCTTGGCAGATAGCATCAAGTTGTAGTTTTACTCTGTGATGCATGTTAAATAGGTGATTTTGCATAATGATTTAGTATTAGTTTTAGTAATTGATTTTAGTTATAAACTAACTAAGCTGTAACTAATGCTACAGCTTGTTAGTAATTGTCATTGATGAAATGTTCTGATGCATTCAGTCATACCACTAATTGTATCTGATACAAGAAGTGTCCAAAGAGAGAGTTTAATGTCTACATACTCCAAGACTGGCGTCAGTTTATTACCAAGGAACTAAATGATCAGAGTTATTCTCTCTTTGCATTCTTCCTTGATATTGTAATTTTTCTAATTTATATGCATCATTAGCTTCATCAAAGTTTTTGTATTCAATCAATGAACAGTACTTATTCATCATATTAGATTCATCTGATGTTGTTTGTTGTGAGACAAGGTTAACACCATTGTCTATATATAAGAAGCCTTTACGGCTAAAAGCAAATATTTTCATGATAGTTTAGTATTAGTGATTAATTGCAATATTGCGGGTACTATGTCTATTATCCTATAGAGGAAGAGACAAAGACTACCCTTGTAGTATTGTTGTGCGTAATTGTTACTCTTGTAGTAACGTTAGCTATATTTATATTATTAGTACTAGTGATAGTTACAGGTGTGTTCAAAGGTGCTTTTATGTGGTTATAAGAGGTCATCTTTAGTGTGACACGCACAAATAAAATAATTTACCACAATAAATAAGTTATTTAAACTGTTTTGTAACTATAGTCTAACATTAATAAGAATTGCTAAGCAATGTTAGTTTTTTCTGAGTAACCTACT